TGGTTCCGAGTTAAGGTACACGCCCCCCACCGTTGAGTTGCTCGTGCGACACACCGATCGAGACATTCCCTACGATTTCGACCCTCCGACGGAATCACAAGTTCTACATACATCCGATCATCCTCCCTCGTTGTTACATCGTCGCTAAGTACACGACAACCCACATCCCAATAATCGCCCATACCCACAGGCCACTCTCATCCTCATTCTTCATCGGTCACCCCCACAATATCGTCAACTGGCTTTCCGTCCCCGCACTGAATCTCATACACCGGGACAGTCGTCTCGCCCGTTTGAACTCGCTTGCACGTCCCACAACCGGTAAAGAAAACCGTCACGATTAACGCTGGTGCCCGGGTATCCGTTGTCTCCTGCGGATGCTGGTCTCGCGGGGAGAAACTCCACGATGGGTGCTCTCCCCCACGTCGACTCGTCACCTTGAGCCCCTTCCAAGCTAGGTACCGTAGGATGGGGGCAATTTGTTCGGCGTTGTCCACTGTAGCAGTCAAATGCACCGTACTGCCCAGGATCGTCCCGCTTATGTCCACATCGGTGAAATAAGCAATCGTCTTGTCGCCTACACGCCCCCATTTCTTCACCTCCGGGGAACTTAGGTCAGTGATCCGTTTGGCGTAGAAACCAATCTCTCGTCCCACAATTCCCGTCATGATTTCCATGTCGTCGTGATTGTCCATTGTCGTTCCCTTCCCTTGTTAAGAAGCCCGCTTCTGTCCCTTGTGATCGTATCCGTCCCTATCGTATCCTTCCCTATCCCTCCCAAAAACAGTATAACCATCCCTATCAAACCCTCCCTGATCCCGGCCATTCTCATCGAATCCTTCCCTATCGAACCCCCTCCGGTTCCTTCCATTCTCATCATACCCACGTTCATCATACTTCGTCATGTCATTCTCCCTTGCGACTTTCTTCTGGTTGCCCCATTGCAACCATTGAAAGTCTACAACACCCCGCATAGAATTGCAAGGCGAATGCTGGGTTTTTTTTGTGGGGGTGTTCGGGGAAGGATGGTCCGTCGGGCCCAAGCGGACGCCCGAGAACCGAGCGGGGATGGTGAGTAGGTCCGATAACCTAGTGGGGGGTGGGGGGGTGGTACGGGCGGCTGGCCCCTACAGGGAAATTGGACTTGCCCCTAAGCACGCAGTCCCCGCATGACGGCGACGGTCAAAATCGATGCCCCCGCCCAATACAGGGCCTTCCAATACAGTCCCTTAGCCAATGCCTCAATACAACATCCCGCCTGAAGCAGAACCATAGCGAGTTCCATGCCCCCTCCGTCATCCCACTACCCCGCTTGGGGTAGAATCATGGATTAGAGTCCTGGCGAAGTCCGTGCCTATGGGGTCTCCCAAAACGTGGTCTGCGAGCCCGGCGTCCACGGCCTGTCTCGCACTATAAACCGTATCGTGGGAGCACAACTCTTCTATGTCCTTCATCGTAAGATCAGGTTGGACTGCCCGCATCCTTTTCCAGTACGCCCCGTACATTTCGGCTCTGCTCTGGGCCATTTGCTTTGACCATGCATCGAACGACTTAGGGTCCGTCGACAAGGTTTCCATCCCATCGTGAATCATCAAGATCGCGTGGGGCCCCATAATTCTTGTGTCGGCTGCCTGCAAGATGACGCTTCCTACACTACACGCATACCCTGTAACCACCATCCTTATGGGCGACCTCATGGCAGTCATCACGTCATAAATCCCCATCCCGTGATAGAAGTCGCCCCCGCACGAATTAAACCATAGGTTAATCGGCTCCTGGGATTCCGCCTCCAACAGAACGAGGCCCCTAACCGCCCGTTCATGGACCCTAGCATCGACTTCCCCGTCCCCGTCCCCGATCGACAACCACCTACGCTGTAAGTCGATGCCTCCCTCTAGCCAACCCGCTGCCTGTTCATCCACTTTATTCCACTCCCGCTGGGGGGTCATACAGTCCGCCCCCTTCCCCGCTCTCGACCGGATCATCGTCCAATTCCAATAGAGCGGGCCAATGGGGGTTGTCCCTAAGCCACCGCACATCGGCCTTTGTCAATCCACGAACTATATAGCTACCCAGAAGGACTCGGGGATTATAGAGTACCTCCCCCGTCTTCAAGTCTTGGATAACAGCTTTCCGGTTGATCCTAAGAATCCTCGGGTCGCGGCCCCCTGTCTTGATAAAGACCTCTATCGCGGCACTGCCCTCCCGACTCAGGACTCCCGCACAGCCCTTAACGGTAGTAGTTTCCCCGTTCGGGGCAAACACCCTCAGGGTCTTTAATTCGGGGCTGCCCCCGGGCCCGGTCGTGGTGTAGTCCATCATGATCGTTACCCAAATATAGCCCGAAGCAGGGCATCCCTTCGCTTTCCCATCTTGCCTTCTGGGGTATCTTCCGGTCCCGGTATAGCATCGGCATCGGCAGCCGATACGGAATTGATTGCCCCCGTGTTCCCATTAATTTGCTTAAGCCCGGCGGGGGTCACAACAAACAAGGAGTTTCCCACATCGGCATCGGCATCGGCATCGAAGCGGAAATCCTTCTCAAGCTTCTTTACCCGCATCGTCTGGACCTCCTTGTTCCAGAGGGCATCCGTGATTACCCAAGTGAGGATGTCTTCGACGACGGCGGGCTGTCGGGCCCATCCAATCTGCTGCATAACAATTCTCCACAAAAAGTTGGCTCGTCCGACCTAAGCTTAGCACTTGCCCCGCCCAAAGTCAACCCAAGTCCCGCTGTAATTCGTGTCCCAGAACGAGGACTCATTCCTACAACAAATTTACCGTAAAGGCATATTCCAAGTTTACCGTAATCGTCCGGTAAAAGAAACGAGCCATCCCGTCACTTAGACAGCATGGCCCATTTCAATTTGGTTGGAATTTGGGGTTCCCGTTAGTTAGGGCAGCCTGGGGCGGAGGGCTTCTTACTACTGATTGAGTCCATGCCCCGTTGTTCGCGTTCAGCCTCTACGCCCGCCTTATGGCCCTTAGCATACGCATCTTGTTTCCCGATATCGAACGCCTTCGAGTCCTGTTGGCACCTGGCATACCCCGCCTTATACCCTTCTTTGTGCCCTGCGATCCACCCGTGTTCCTGTCCCATGTCGTACGCGGCATACTCTTTGGTCTCTCGTCCCATTGTTCTGCCTCCCGACGACCCCATTGCCGTCAGTTAAAGACTAGCATAGGTTCGGCGAAAAGTCAAGCCGCCGTAGGGATTATTTAAGGGGGGCTACCCATGTCGATAGGTCGTTGGGGGGCTCTCAAGAGTTGGTCCAATTTTCGCTCTATCACTTCAAGGCGGTGCAAGATCAACCGTTGGTCTGCGGAATACGGCGACTCCAGCCTAATCTGTTCGGACACGTCGGCCCTCGTCGGGAAGCTCGCCCCGAATCCCCCCACCAACACCAACAGGGACAGAACCACTCCCAGCAGGCCGGGAGCTATGTGCTGTTCCCATCCCCTCTTGTTGGGGGGCATATTCCCTGGGGCTCCCATTAGGCAACCCAACCTCGAACCTGGGCCGTGTCATAGTCCCCCGCAGCACGATACAGGCTAACGGAGGTAACGTTCACCCCCGCCTTAAAGGACACGTCGATGGCCTCTAAGACATCCAAAACCGCAATACAATTTGTGTCGGAGGCCCCGTCCTGATTTACCAACACATATAGCTTGTTGGTGTCATCCACGTTGGTTACGATACATGGGCGAGCATACTTGTTCACGAAGGTCCGCACTTCGTCAGATGACCCCACGACCCCTGCTGTTGTAATCTCGGGCTCAACAGGGGCCCCCGTTCTAGGTGCAACTGAACTCATAAAGTCCCCTTAACTACTCATCCCGTGAGACCAGGGTACCATAGGCCCCCGACGATAGTGTCCTAGTTTCTTTCCCCCGTCAAATGCCCGTCCTGCCCTAACGTCCCCTTCAGAAGGATACCCAGGATCGGCGGCCATTGCACCAATTACAATGTTCCCGTTGGCATTCGTAACCCACCCCCAGAACCCCGCACTGACCCCCCCATTTCGAGCGGGTGAGGTCGCTTGTAACCCGTGGTCTACCCCGTCCTCTACAAACAGAGGGTCTTCTGTAACCTCAGCGAGCCCCGCACTCCAATTCGCGTAATCGGTCCCGTTGTTGTAGAGCAAGTTTCCGTGGTTGGCTCGTCGGGTGTGTTCGTCTCCCGATGCCCCCGTCGAGATGCCGGTTGTGCAGTCATACACGATACAGTTGGTAATGTCCGAATGGGGGGGATCGGTAAGATTTATCCCGATGTCCGTTGTCTTGCCCACACCATCAACTGTACAGCCCGCCACGTGCTGCTCGTTGTTGCTGTTAGTCATTCTGATCCCGGAGGTTCCGTTACCGACAGCAAGGCAGTTTAGGACGAGGCCATTCCCAAACAGGAAGCCCTCGTCTCCGTTGTCCTTTGAAACGCAGGCAAAGCAGCGGATGTTCTGTACGTCCGAGTCAAACCCAGCACCGGTATTATCGTGAGCATAACATCCAATAATGTAGCCGTCTGCCCCGATCCCTATCCCATACCCGGAGGCACTAGCTCTGCACTTCCGCACAGTCGTTCCCGACCCGGCGGTTCGTCCAATTGCCCCGATCGTAGCGTTCTTGCCCCAAAAGTTCTCGAAAATAATCCACGTGACCCCGTTGGTTCTGAGACAATGTTGTCGGGCATTCTCAGCGTCGATCGTGACAATTCCGCCGTCCCCCGGGGTCGTAGTATAGCCCCTCCATAACGTAGGCCATGCTTGTGACCCCTGAACTCCGTCGAAATCTACTTCCTCGGCGTACTCCACGGTCGCCTTCACGTTGACCACAATTTTTTGGCCGCTTCCGTTCGTGTGGAAGTCCTTAGCTTCTTCAATGGTGGCAAAGGCTCCCCCGATCACCCACGTTACGTCGGTTGTATTGGAGTTGGGGACAGGATTGACCGTGACGGTTTTCGCAGTATCATCAACTGCCGTAATCTCGAAGATTTCCCCGATCGCCGCATTGAACCCGTCATTACGGCCCACCAACCGGATAGTGTCCCCGCTAGAGACCCCGGACAAGTCGGGGCTGTCCGCCGATAGGTCCACGTCCGCGTCGTCCAGGGTGGTGGCGGCAGCCGTACCATCGGCCAGTGATGTCCCCGCCGACGACCCGGCGTTCGCATCGTCCCCAACTAGCCCATCAACGTAGATGTGGAGTTCTTGTGTCGCTATTGCCATCGGGCTCTTGTACTTCTTGGGCGGCTTAGGGTCTTTGGGCGGCTTGGGGTCTTTAGGAGATTTTTCGGCTGATGTTCTCACCGAACACCACCAAGGTCGAAGCCGCCGCCGCACCGTCCGCCTCGGTTCCAATGAACGGAATCAGGTCCGCCGAGTTACCGGCAAAGCTTTGTGCTTGCACTTCCCGCCCGTTCACGAACATGTGGCAGATTTCCGCCGCATCAAACACGATCTTGAAATGCATGAATTGGTTGGCAGTCCCGACGATCCCCGTGTCCACGGTGTTGTCGGTTCCGGCCACGGACACGTTGGACTGCCACTTCTCGCTATTAACGCCGTCCTCGTAGCGGAAGAACGCAGAGTCGTCATCGGTGGCAATCACATCCGTCAGAGTCAGCTTTAGCCCGGCGAGTACAATCCGGGTCGTGACGGCGGCACCCATCTTGATCCAGCATTCCCACTCGACCTCATTATCGGTCCCCCAGGTGAACTGTTCCCAGGGAGACTGGTTAGCGTCCGCATGGGGTTGAATGATTAAACCGTCACCGTCCGCACCGTCCGTCGTAAGCAGAATACCACCTTCTGCGTTGTAGGTCACGTCGTCCGAGCTATCATTACCGTTCCCGGTAACGCTATCAATTACCTCAAAGTCAGGGTCCGCAATCTCTCGGACCGACTCAGTGCCGGAAGCGATATCCGCATTGAGGCCGGGCTTGCCCCGGTCGCCGAAGACCTTGACCAACTCAATCCGATTGCCGACCATTCTTGCACTACTCATCTTAGGTTCCTCTTAGAGTCAAATAACCCGGATACAGGTCAATTCCACCAACATGCTAAGGGTGTCCGTCGATCCGGTCTCGCCCAACCGTACGTCACACTCCACCGTCAAGGTTCCGTCCTCGTCCACTACCTCATCGCCGGTCCGAGCAATTGGGATCAACCGCTCGTCCAATTGTCGTAGGTCGGAAACGTCCCCGGCCCCGATGGCCCCCTCGCCCGCCGTAATCTTTACAACTGCCGAGTTCGCGGCCTCCCGTAGCATCCCGTTGGCATCGTCCAACATAGACGCCCGGCACCTTAATACCCGGAACTTGTAGGGGGCATTGGCATCACACAAGGTCGTACTAAGGGTCGTAGAGCCGCCTTCCGGGTTGCCGGTCGTAAAGTGGCACATCAGCGTGAAGGGAACCCCGAACGCCGTATTCGCGTCGGCAGCGGTTAGCCCGGCCTCGCTGTGCATTACTGCCCCGTCCGGGACTTGAGTCATAATCCCGAAGGTATCATCGTTCGCCGTAAGCTGAGTCGGCCCCCCGGTCTGTCCCAGAATCGTTAGCATAGTCGCTTACTCCGTCGAAGGAACTGCATAGAACTCGACCAGAACCAGAATCTTACCGGTCGTGGTGGCCGCGTCACTGCCAAGTGTCGTGACCGCCGCCTCCACCTTAACGCCTGCCTCCACGTGTTGGGCCGAATAGTCGGTTCCGTCGCTCAAGGCCTCCCATTCGGTCCACGATCCGGGAGCCACGTAGTCTCCAACCACGTCCCCATCCGTTCCCGTCAAGGTTCCCAATGTGTTGGGGGTGCTCGCTCCGTCCCGAATAGTAATAACCGGGGCGGTTGCATCCGCTGCGATAACCTCTGTGACCTGCCCCTTCAGACTCATGATGAGCAGCCCGCTCTTGTTCAGGCTTGCGGGAATCAAGTCCAGGTACGTATCGACGGCCAAGGTTCCGTCCGTGTCGAATTCCAACATTGCACACTGTAGCGGTACAACCTTCCCTTCAATTGAAGGCTGGCCCGTTAGGTTGTTCCGGGCCGTTCCAACCAAGCTATTAGGCACAAGAAAGTCAGCCATGGGGGGTTCCTTTAGGGTTTACTCGTCAGCAATGCACCGCATGGCCGTCACGACGACCTTGACGGATGTCGCATGATTAGAACTGTTGGCTAGCACCAAGTCCAACCGCAGATTCTCAGTCACGTCGATTACGCACGCATCCTGATCGAGAACGGCGGCCCTCACGAGGGCGTCGTCCGCCTCATTCAGGCTCATAGCGTCCGTGATGGCGGTTTCGGTCGTCCCGTCATCATCGACCTTCATCAACTGGAGGGTGTCAGCCGCCGACCCGGCACTCTCGTCCAACAGGATGCAGTGGCAGTCCAACACCTTGAACTTGAATGGGCTCCCCGTCGTGAGGGCGGTCGCTTCGGCATCATATACCGGAAAGATATCAGTTCCACCAGCCTCCAAGGCCGTCAGCACCCCGGTAGCCGCTCCGCCGGTCTCTTCCCCGTCAATCGTGACTTCAATAATGAAAGGCGTCCCGAAGGATGCCTTGAGTTGCACAGCATCTGCGTCCCCGGCCAGGTCGGTCCCGCCCATGTCATCTTGCTGTACTTGGCCGGTCGGGTCTTGCAAAAACAGGCCAATAGACGGCTCCCGGAGCATCTCAATCTCTTGATCGGTTCCGGTCTTATGGGTAATCTTAAGGCCCACTTTAATCTCCTGTGAAAAAAAAGGGGGGCGGGAGGATTAGGTCTCGCCTATTTCCCCCCGCCCGGACTCATTCCTACGCCCATTATAGCACCCTTGGGGACGGATGTCAAGGCCGGTATTTTTCTTCCCGATGCGGGGTTGACACGGTGGCGGGGGGGTGCTAAACTTGGGGCGAGGGACGAAAGAACGCATGACTAAAGCTGGGCGAGAAGATGTCATGGAACGTGAAGCAACCGTATATGATGTAGTGTGGGAGACCTTGCTGGAAGTTCTGGTAGAGGTCCAAGACAGGGACGAATCCGTGGCCGCCCTGAAGATGGTATGGGATGCCTTAGGGGAAAAGATAGAATCTGGGCCCGACGACCGAACGGCAAACGAGTTTCACAGGCTGGCCGACGGCCCATAGAACGTATGAGAGCGGGGGACGGATCGATAGTTGGGCACGGATGCCCTTTTTCCACGCCATGCAAGGGAGGTCATGATGAGCGAAGAACACCGGCTACTTGATATGATTCAAGACTTGGAGGTCAAACTAGAAAAGTCTGAGGATCGCCACACCGAACTCATCGAAAGAATCGCAGAGTTGGAAGACCAGTGGGAAGCTTCTGAACGTAGATGGGCCGACCTGGAACTTAACCTTGAGGAATGCACGACGATGGCAGGTAGAGTGACCGCAGGGTTAAAACAGGCCTTATTCATAGCGTACCAGGAGTGATTAAGCTGGGGAGGAATAAGGACTGTACGTTGTGTGGATTGCATGAAGATCAAAAGGTCCGGTGCATTCCCACTACATTGTATGGGCCGAAAGGGGGCCATAGTCGGGCCCTCTTGATTGTGGGGGAGGCTCCGGGGGCTTCGGAAGTCCGAAAAGACGAGCCCTTCGTGGGCAAGGCCGGTCTCACCTTGAGGCGGCTATACATTGACTATTTCCGGTTGTGTGACCGGGCGGACGTTTATCTAGGGAACGCGGTGCGGTGCCGTCCACCGGGGAACAAGACCCCACGCAAAACTCAGTTGAAGTCGTGTCACGGGTTCTTACTTGCTGACATTATTCGACTCCAGCAAGAATACAATGAAGTCTTGGTCCTAACGGTGGGTGGCACCGCTACGTCCGCCGTCCTGGGTACTTCGCTTCGTGGTTCCCTCCGCCGTCAGGGGGACTTCGTGGATTGGCGTAACCTCTTGAAGTGGGCACCCAAACCAACCGAGTTTGAGGGCATGGCACTGGATGTCATAGAAGCTCAGGGACTTGGACTTAATCCAGTTCCCGAACCTTGCCGGGTGTTTTCAACCTACCACCCAGCCTACATTCTGCGAGAGCCATCCAGTGCCATGTCCGTCAAGAAACACGTCCAAGCGTTGTCCGACTACCTAGACGGGAAATTGGACTACGAATTGGACAAGGAACTAGTCATACTTGAGGCTCCCGTTCATCCTCCGTACGCCCTTAAGAGGCTGTCCCTGGACATCGAAACGTATGGGTTCATCCGGGGCTACCCTCACCGGACGTATTTCCACCCGGCTAAATCCCATAAGCTAGACCACGTGGACCCCTCGGACATGTGTCAGACTTGCGGGTTGTCGTGGCGAGACCCTGGGGGAGAACTCCATCATGCTATTTTCTTCATGGACGATCCGGGCCACCGCCGTCGCCTATGGAATTGGATCAAAAGGTGTCGCCAGGACGCCGGATTCGAGTATCTACTGGGTCAAAACATTTCATTCGACTTGACCTATTTAAGGTACTGTTACAAGGAGGCCCGAATCCTGTTAGACGACCCCCTGCCTATCATGGACTTGATGGTACTGAACTACCTCCACGACGAGTCTCGACCGGAAAAGTCCCTCAAGGCCCTAGCTCCCTTGTTTCGGGTCTTAAAATACGAGGGTAATGACACCGATAACGTAGAATACGACAACGCCCGGGTGCCCGAACTTGCTCAATACAACTGCCAAGACACGGCGTCCACCTTACGGATTGCAGAAAAGCTGGAATCCGAAATTCGAGGTCTCTACGGACCCAACACCAAGAAACTACAGCCGTTCTGCATGAAGTGGTACAGCCAAATCTTGTGGCTCATTGTGTGGATGTCCGAGTCGGGCCTACGGATGGTCCCCGGCCGCCTCTGGGCCCTCTTCCAAAAGTACGACAGGGCGTTAGAGGCTATCAAGTCTGCGGCCCTTCGCTTATATGACATGCCCTTGAAGGGCAAGGGGTGCGAACAGGCTAGACGGGCCATGATGGACCGGGCCTGCGACTTTCTTGTTGAACGTGGCATTAGTCTTCCACAACTGGAATTGACGGATGTGAAGGGCTTAGTGAAGTTCAGTGCCGATAATCGAAACTCCCTAATGGACATCATGGGCCGGGACTGGGAACCCTACAAACAATTGAAGCTGTTCGGGTCATTCCAGGACGTTTCGGGCATTTTGGACCGCTACCTATACCCGTTGCTCGTTGGAAGTGGACCAAACCACAACAAGAACGTTGCGGTCCTATTAAATTCCTATGCGTTCCCAAAGTGGTTCCCCGTTCCCAGCGAGTTCGAGGACCATTCCGTGGGCGGAACAAAGCAGGCCCGTATTGTGGCCAAGGGCCCGGCCATCCAAACCTTCCCCCCCGAAATCAAGGATTGCATTTCTTGTCGATTCCCCGGCGGATGGATGGTGTGGTTTGACTACTCCCAAATTGAACTACGAGTGGCTGCCCTGCTGTCCAACGACTCAGCCATGATGACCGAGTACCAAAGCAATCCCGACCTACACGGCAAGACCGCGAAGCTCATGTTCGGCCCTGACATCGTAGACCATCCGAACTACAAGAGCCTATATCGGCAGGCCGGGAAGACCTTCAACTTCCGGGCTCTCTACCGGGGCGGGGCGAAGAAGGCCCAACGCACATTGATGAAAGAATTAGGGGTCCACTTGAAATTGTCGCGGATCAACCAGATTGATAGCGCGTTCTGGGCGACATACTCCGGCCTGAAAGCCTGGCAGGACGGCCTAATGCGGTGTGTCCAAGCCCGGGGGTTCTACGAGCTTCCCTTGGTCGGCCAATCCCGCCTGTTTTTGGGGGGGCGGAAGGCCAGGGAAAGAAAGCTAAACGAAGTCGTAAACTTGCCCGTCCAGGCTATCGCCGCCGACATCATCTTGTCGGCCCAGTATCATCTGTGGGTTGCGTTCAAGCGTGAAAACTTGAAGGCCGTCGTACCGTGCAACATCTACGACGCGGCTCTCATCGAATGCCCGAAGCACGAGATTCACGCCGTCCGCCGGATCATGTCCGAAGTTCTGCCAAACCCCCCGTTCTACGAAGAGATGTGTAGGGAGCTAGGCCGTTCAGTCCCGTTGGAATACGAAGTGAAGGAGAAAAGACTATGCTAGGCCCCGTCTCGTTCGATTTTAATCAGAAGCCAATCCAAGCAATCTGGACTGGGGCGTATGAAGAGGATGGTTGGGTGGTGGGCAACCACGGAGTGACTCGTATCCAGGCCCACGAAGCCCCCGGACAACTGAACAGCTTCCCATTGTTTAGTATATGGGCCGGGGGCGAACTAGCCGACGTAGTTAATGGGTCGTTCATCTTATTTGTGACCTATGTCCGCAAGTCGAAGGAATCAAAGACATGAACCAAGGCGTATTGAAGACCATAGTTCAAATCGTCCGGGACCATGATGCGAACCCCCGGGGGAACCTAATCTTAAAGGTCCGGGATGCGTGCATGTTGTCGTATTGGGGGGCTCGGACTGCCCTTCTTGAGGCACGTCAAGCCATGGAATCGTCAAAGGCGGACATAGGCGTGGACCCCCGAGACCCCGTATTCAGGTCGGAAGCCCTCCGCCTCCTTCGTAAGCCAACGACAGTTGATGCCCTTGCGGCTAAGCTACATACCCGCCCCGATGAAATCCAAACCCTACTAGTCGACTTGGAAGAGCGGGGGTACATTGTCAATCGGGCCGGGTTGTCTATCAGTCTTGGACGTTCGGTCCAACATCAAGAGGCACGCATCGACCTGGGTGGGCATCTCCACGGCGATCCCCTTACCTTCGGGGTTGTAGCCGATATGCACATGGGATCAAATTGCGAACGACTGGACGTACTTAATACGGCTTACGATACGTTCGAGGGTCGAGGAATAACGACCGTCCTCTGCCCCGGCAATTACGTGGACGGGGAAAGCCGACACAACACCCACGAACTAAAGGTCCGGGGGATCGCCGACCAAGCCCAGTATTGTATAGACCACTGGCCCCACAAGCCCGGGATCAAAACGTTCTACGTGGACGGGGACGACCACGAGGGGTGGTACCAGCAGCGGGAGGGGATCGAGTTTGGTCGCTACCTTATGCTGGAGGCCCAAGCCCAGAGCCGTGACGATCTGGTGTACATGGGGTACATGGAGGCCGACATAGCGTTGTACCACGGGGGAGGCGAGTCCACCATTAAGGTGATCCATGCCGGGGGTGGTTCATCCTATGCCCTTAGCTACACGTCTCAGAAACTCGCCGAGAGTTTGCAGTCAGGCGAGAAACCGGACGTGGTAATCATTGGGCACTATCACAAGATGGACTACTGTATGCCCCGCGGTATTCACTGCCTACAGGCGGGATGCTGCCAAGACCAGACCCGGTTCATGCGGAAAAAGAAACTCGCGGCTCACGTTGGGTTCTGCATCGTAACCCTTCAACAAGATGGCGTCGGGGGGATTTCCCGGTTCGTACCAGAGTTCTATCCGTTTTGGGACCGGGGCTACTATTCTCATCGAGGCCACGGAGCAGGCGAAAGATTAACAGGGGGGGCATAAATGGGCAAGGGCGACAACTACCGGAAGGTGGACAAGGTAAAGTTCGATGAGTCCTTCGAGCGGGTATTCGGCAAGAAGAAGCTGAACGTGTGGGACAGCCCCCCCGGAAAGGAGGGCTTGAGTGACCCTGGAGACGGAAATCAATCGCGTAGTGGACCGGATCATAGCCCAATCAAAGGGCCCGAGATTGGACGGATTGATCCAAAAGTTGAAGTGGCTACAGAAAAAACGACGGCTCAGGAAGACCGGGAAAACCAAAAACCCCACGACCCAGGAGGATTCTAATGGGAAACAAGAGCAAGAGCCCCTATAATGCTGGGCTGGGGCCCCTAACGAAGCGTCAACAAGCCGAGGAATGGCGGCGGCTAAAGGCCGACGAAATAGCAAACCTACTGGCCGACAAGATTCAGGAAGCGGTCAAACATGAGGTCGGGGCTCAGCTTGAGACCATCCGATCAACGCTTCTGTCCAGCATCGACCGAATTGTGGGCATAGAAAACAAGGTTGCCGAGGGGGTTGCCAAATTAAAGTAGTCCCCATAGTTGACAGCCGGGAGAAGCGTCCCCTGAAGTTCCCCTCCACCATAAAGTGGCATGAGCACCGATCTAAGGGCAAGGTCGTAGTGGTCCGTCCGATCATTCAGACCTTGGACGTGGGTGACTACGTTCTAAAGGGACACGAAACTAGGTGCATCATCGAACGCAAGGGGAGCATCCAGGAATTGGCGGGGAACTTGTTCACCAAGGATTGGGCTAGGGCAATGTCCGCGTTCGAGCGGTTGTCCAACGCTACGGCCAACCCATACCTGCTCTTGGAGTGCACCCCGAACGACCTCGCAAAGCCCAGCCGGTGGATGGAGAACCCCGAACAAATTGTGGATGCCCTCGCATCCTTACTGGAACGATTCAAGTTACGGCTTCTATTGTGCGGGTCCGTCAAAACGTACGACCAAAAACGCACGGTGGGAGAGTTCATCCTTCGTCTTATGTTGGCACATGCCTATTCTCGGGAGATCGATTATGGATCAGCAAAAATCAAAGCCCTCTCAAAGTTCCTTTCGCCCCCTCGCCCTGCCCCAGCCACTGGAGACGGAGAAGGACATGTTTAGTACGGGTGCCCAGAGGGATGCGTCGGCGGGGCGGGGCCAACCGTCCTTGATTTCGGAAGAGTTCATTCGACGGCTGGCGATCCGCCTAGAGGCAGGAGCCAAGAGATACGGGCCGGATAATTGGCGGAAGGGGATGCCGTTCTGTCGCACAGCCGACAGCCTGATTCGTCACATTTTCCAGTGGCTGGACCGTGACTCCACGGAGGACCACCTAGCAGCGATCGCCTGTAACGCCATGTTCTTGATGCACTACGAACAGGCCCACCGTAATCTCGACGATCGGTGTCCCCCTCGGTTTGAGACCCCAAACCGAAAAGGGACGTACTGGAACGGCAGCGGGGAAAAAAAGCCTCTTGACGATCTTGACCTTCCGGCCTGAACACGCTACTATCTTGAGTGGTTAAAAGGGAGGGAGGACGGACGTGGATACGGAACCGGGACTTAACATGAAGCGGCTGGCCAACGACCACCACGTCAAGGGCAGGACCGTTCAACAAGCCCACGAAGGCGGTAAGATGGGATGGGAAGTTCCCAAAAGTACACAGGACTTCTTCACTGACATCCGCAAACCCTTAATCCGGTCTACGGCTCTCCAAGTCTTGGACCATTGCCCCCGAAAGTTTCTCTATGAGTACAAATTGGGAATTCATCCGAGGCGGTACGAATCGGCTCTTACGGTCGGCTCTATCGTTCATAAGGTACTTCAATCCATGTTCATGGGGCAGCCGGCGACGGAGGCCCTTGCGACATGTCAGTCTGTCCTCGCAAAAGAACAGCATAAGTTAATCGATTCGGCAGGCCCTAGTGGATTCCTTCCGGGGGGCCAGTCCATCGAAGCGTCCATCAAGCGGATGCAAGAGGACTATCACAAGGCGGCAGCGATGGCCTTGGCGTTTTGGCAGTTCGAGCCGTTCCCGTTTGACCAGTACGACATCCTTCGGACCCCCGACGGAGACCCGGTAGTTGAAATGATCCTGGATTGCAAGATTCCGGGAGCCAGCCGTCCCGTCCGCACGCCTTGCGACCTGGCCCTCGTCGACCGGGAAACGGGCGGAATCTGGATCGTCGACTACAAGACTACATCCCTTGACCCCAAGCTGCGGGCCATCCCTACCCGGATAAGTGCCCAACTGGCCTTGTACCGTTTGGGGCTCCAAGTGCATCTGGACAAGTGGGACGCCGATAGTGACACCAAACGTCGAGTGGTCGGGTCAATCCATGCCATCATTCGGAAGCCAACCATTAAGTATTGTGGGAAGGATGCTAACTTCGATGCCTACTTGGATCGGGTCGTCCAGTGGTATAAGGACTCCAAGGCCAAGAACCCCGACAATCCTCCCATCCTACTGGACGCTAACCGGTTCTCCGGGCCCACCCTGACATCTGAACTCTACGGCAGGCTGCGACAGTATTGTCGGGCCGCTTGGGCCTCTCCCAACATTTCCCATTTCTATCGGGCTGGGGACTCCGCGTGTCTACAATACAACCGGGTCTGTCCCTTCATGGCATTGTGCAGCAGTAGTCCGGTCCAATGGCCGAGTCTAATCGAGGAACGCTACGAGCTAAGCTTTAGAGAGGACGAAGAAACCCATGACCAAGACTAGCAAGACAAACCCCACGGCTCGCTACACCATCGAGCTTTCATATCGAGCCTCAGCCCTGATGGACAAGGTTGCCACCGAACATCTCAAAAGCGGGGGCACCTTCGAGCCCAAAAAGGCATCCAAGACCATCATGGACTGTTTGAACTGGGCTCGAATGGTAACGGATATCTTGGCCGCTCACGAACTCCTGTATCCGTACGAAGAGATTGAACCCGCGTCCCCGCCCCCACCCCCTAACGTGGTAGATGAGCCGAAGGAGCCAACATGCAATCCGTGATATCCAAACGAGAAATCCCCAAAGACCTACAGGGAGTGGTGGGGATGCGGTCGGGGTTCGATGTCCCGTCGGTCCAACACATCCGATTGGCCCTTACTGGACAGCCGGGCGTCGGTAAATCCACCTTCCTGAACTCCAACCCCTACCTCCTGAGCTTGGACCCGGAGCGGGGAGGGGACACCGCAGTAGACCCCCAAGCCCTGCGGTTCTCTCCCCCTCCCAATACGGACCCGGCCCACCTGGACGAAGCGTACGTGGATTTTGTGGATAAGATCATCGCCCGCAAAAAGGCAGGCCACGACGACATCCGAATGATCGCCTTGGACACAATCGACGAGTTCATCGACATCTTTCTAACCGCCCTATGTCTGAAACGAGGTATCGATGACCCCGGCGACACCAAGGACGGTCGGGGCAACGGTTATACGATCGTCCGTAAGGCCGTCTTCGGAATGCTCGACAAGATTCACCGAGCGGGGATGGGGTGGTCCATCGTCGCCCACACTAAGACGAAAACCATCCGAGTCGGCTCGGAGGAACGTCAAGTTTCGGACCTGGCCGTCTCCGACAGCTTTAAGGGGGCGATATTCCAGAAATGCGAACACATGCTGTTCTTGGAGCGGGGCGTCGAATCGTCCCATGAGGCGGATCAACGGGTCACAATTCGAGGGAAGGAGATTGTCAAGAAGGGAAGGCCGGTAATAACGCCCGTCAGAAGGCTAAAGGCTGAGCCGGGGGGGTTGTGGCACGGGCAAGGTGCCGAAACGAACGACGTAAAGGTGAGAGTCCCAATTCAGAGTGGTATCATCCTGCCGAAGGTCGGTGGGTGGGACCAGTTCACCAAGGCTTACGAGGACGCAGTGTCCGTCCTCACGGGAGATCGAAATGTCTAACGATGCGTTTCTGGATGTGTTGGCTGGGTGTACGGATGCGTGTGCGGCGATGGACCTGTCCGACGATGGGTGGAAGCCCCCCAATGGGGAGTACGACGTGTCCATCGAGAACGTGGTGACGGGCGTCAAGGAAAAGAACGGAGTCAATAACGCATGGGTTCGGGTCACCTTCTCCATCATGGACGGGGAATTCGGTGGCCGTTCCTTTACCGACTTCTACTACATTATGGGAGGTGGCATCAAGGAACCGACCATCGCCATGAAGAATCTGTGCCGACTCGCTACGTGTATTTCCGGCTCCGAGACCCGGCTTCCCGTGGAGGCGGCTGCGATCGTCGAGGGGGCTACGGGAGAGTTCTTGACGCTGGAGGTCTTCCGTGTCACCTCCCGGAAGGACGGCAAGGTCCACTCGAACGTCCGGTTCCTTCGTCGTCTCGAATCAACGGAGACTTAATGGTGAGCAGTGAACCAACCACCAAAAACAAAAAGAGGGACATACCACGGTGCCCGCCCCAGGAGGCCCTTCCCCCCTCCAGGATACTGTGGGAGGGGCACACAAAGGTCGAACCCGTCAGAAGGTGCAGGGTCGTAAGTCACCATGTGTGGACTCTGTTTAAGGACGCGGACGATTGGGTGGCGGAACCGGCGTACACGTTTGAGATTGCCCACACTAAGGATGCTATGGGAGTGCAAAGCTACATCGGGGCTTCCCGAGGTGAAATCCCCAATGCGTTTTTTGATTTCGTGGAGACTTGCATTAGGAATGCACCCCCCCCGATCGAATGACCCTGTGAGGGGAGCGGCGGTAGCCCAATGGTAGAGGCAGCCCGACAAGGGACCGCAGTGCGGGTTCGATTCCCGCCCGCCACTTTAAGGCTTCAGGACGATTTCGGTAAATTTGTGATATGCCTTTACGGTAAATTTGTTGTAGGAATGAGTCTCGTTCTTCGTTTTTTCGGGGGCGGGGAGAATGAAGCATGGGTGAGGGCGTAAAGGCTAGTGTCGGCTTGCGGGGAGGTCTTAGGGGCCACGACCAGAGGCTGGACATTACACTTGGAGTGCGGTCCCAGCCCGAGATGCTACTGGCTTGGGCCGGGGTAAAGGTTGGACCTTTCGGGTGTGCGGTGTCCATAGAGCAGCCGAACCCCGACATGAACTTCGCTGTGGTCCGGTTACGCTTCACGAAGACCCCTACGAAGGCCCCCAAAGGCATGAAGTCGGCAGCCCATTACCGCCGTCCCGACGGGTCTCTACGGGTCAACCTTCCTTGGGCCATTCGGGAAGCCATGCCCTATCCCATCCCCATGGGTAGGTACGAAGGGACTCTCGATTGGGGGGACAACCATGCGTCCTACACGTTCCAATCCGTTTTTTGGAAGCGATTCGCCCCGGTCGTTTGTCCCCATCCCGTAATTACAATGGGAGCCCCGGAGGATGGAAAGTCCATTGCAATCCTTAAGGAATCTTTTCCACGCCTTGATGGGATGGGAGGATGAGGACTTGATGCCCGTAGACTTCGTGATGTCTAGCTACCTAACCGGGTTCCTTCCCGGCTCAGTGGAAAAGGCGTGGGGGGACTTGTGTGGCCCGCCTTCCATCGGGAAATCAGAAATCCTACGGGCCCTGGACGATGGTCAACAGCGAACCGTAATGGTCGACACCCTGACCGAAAATGCGTTTAGCAGTGCAATGCGAGACCCCGAAGACCCCGACAAAGACTTTTCCTTGTTGTACCAACTATCCGATTCTCGGCCCCCCAGAGGCCCGAAGGTTCTCGTAATAAAGGAATTCTCGACTCTAATGAACATGAGGCGGGAAAAATCCGACAAGATTTTCGCGGACCTACGAGCAGCTTATGACGGCTCCTATGCTACCGCCGCCGGGAACATCGGACTGGACACCAAGACGGACTTGAACTTCGGGATGTTGACGGCGTGTACCGAAAAGCTGGACGAGTTCCGGCGAACCAACCAAACCCTGGGTGAACGTACCTTGGTGTGCCGCATTGGGAGAAACACCCGGTCATTCAAGTCTAGGACCGCCATATCCAACCAAGTCATTCGTGAGGACCGGGCAAAAAAGTTCGCTCTGCGTGCTCGGATTAGGGGCTCCGTCCACAAGGCCCTTAATGAGGCCATTGTTCGGATACACCGTACACGGGGTCGGGTAGGCCGATCAGACGCACTTTCGGCCCGTGTGGCGATGCTTGCTACCATTGCCACATCGGTTCGTACAACTCCCCTATCCGAACGGAACTACGCGAACATGGCTGAAGGCCCCGCCAGATTCCTTCTCCAGTTGACCGCCTGGGGGGACTGTCGGGTGTTGTTCGATGCACGGGACAAGTGGGATGATGATGACTATTCCCTGGTCCGCCGGATCGCCCAGGACACCATGCCTCCCGAAAGCTCGCGGGTAATACATACCCTATATAAGTTCTACGGAGCCATTGAGGGGGGGTGTACTCTCGACGAGGTTTACTTGGATGCCCAAGTAGAAAGCTCCTTCTACCGCCAATTGCGGCAATGGGCAATTATCGGGATTGTGGATTGGGATAAAGACAACCTTGTTCGTCTCCATCCCGACTTCGCCGACGCCCTGACAGCCTCCCGTTTTACGGAGGGACTTATCTAATGAGAATCGCACTGGGTCGGGACTCAGAACCTTGTACGTACTGCGGGCGGGAAGCGGACGAGTGTATTTGTCCCATGGCCCTAGACTTTCCGAATGACGTAATTCGGGAGCTAGATACCGACTACTTGAATTGGGACTTTTACGAAGAAGGAGATGACGATGAAGTTGATCGGGGATAGGATTTTGGTCGAACAGTTCCACACGAAGGACGTAACAGCGGGGGGGATTGCCCTCCCTCAACAAAGCCGATCGAAGCTGCCCTCTGGGAAGATTATCCTAATGAGCCAGGACGTTTCGTCAATCGACTTGTCTCGGGGGGACGTAGTGCTGTTTAGTTCAATCGGGGCAATTCCGATTGAAGTCCGGGGGCGGGAGTACGTAATTATCGAATCCGAGGATGTCTTGATGATCCTGGACAAGGGGGACTATGATGCCGAATGACCAATCGAAGGAACACGCTGCCTTAACTAGATCGATATGGGATCGCTTGGAGTCCCGACCTGACGACGACGGCACGACGATCATCATTACGGCCGCGGGGAGGCCGTTCGACTATAGTTGTTTCGGGCCTCCCGACGTTGACATAAGCGACATTGCTCGTTCCCTGTCCCGTTTGTGTAGGTTTTCAGGGCACACACGCCACTTCTATTCGGTGGCCCAGCACTCCCTTTTGGTCTCCGAGAAGATGCCGGGGGGCCCGTCGGAAAAGTTGGCGGCATTGCTCCATGATGGAGCCGAGGCGTACGTATGTGACCTGCCGACCCCCTTAAAGAATTTCTTGGGGAGCGGCGGAGGGCTCGACAAATACCTGGGGCTACACGACCACATAGTCGCCACAATCTATCATGCAGTGGGTATTAAGGAGGTTCCCCCCCAGTTGCGATCATACGACCTCGCGGCGTGTGAGTTCGAGGCCGAGGCCCTCTTTCCCTTGAACCGCCAGGAGCTTGAGGGTGTGGGGTTCCCGACCGCAAGCCACGGTCACTGGAAGCCGTGGAACCCGATGGACGAAATCAAAAACGAAGACCCCCGTGAAGTCGAAGAAAAGTTCCTGTTGGAATGGGAGCGGTTGCAACGAATCAGATGTCAGGGGCTCATTCCTACATCAAATTTATCGAAAAGGCATATCACAAATTTACCGTGATCGTCAGTCGGCGGTATGCTTTAGAACGGGGGCTGTTGGCGGTTGGTTCCGGGCTGTCGTCCAATCCGGGATGGGTCAATCTCATCGAGGGGGGACATGTCTGTTTGAGCGTTGAACCGCCGGGCTCCGGTTATCGACTTCCGGGACCGTCGTCGGGCTTTGGCGGATGCTCCCAGCAAACCTGGATCGACCCCGAGCAACTGTTGGCCCTGTGTCCCCAGGGTGGCCCCAATCAATTCGATCATTTGGTCCCTTGCCGGTCCCGGCGGGAGGGTCTGGGCTACTTGCTCTAGGCGGGTTGTCTGCCGCCGGAGGTGCATCGCGGCCATGTCCTTTTCGGAAACGGGTAGCTCGAACCCGAACCGTTGC